GAGGGCGTCTCCGGCGCCAAGGTCACGGGTACCAGCCCGAAGACGATCACCTTCACCGAGAGCGTCACCGCGGCGCCTGGCGACAACAACCTGACGGGTGGCACCACGCCGGCCGTCACCGTCGTCTAGCAACAACCAACCTCTGAAAGGCGGTGAGGTCATGACTGTGACCCAACTCGCATCGGCATCCGATGTTGCTGAGGCTCTTGGTCGCGACCTCACCACCGAAGAGGCGGTCAAGGTCGAAACGATTCTGGACAAGGCTTCGGAGTTGTTCCGGCTGAGGTCGGGTCAGCAGTTCACTGCTGGCACTTCGCTGGTTCGGTTGAAGGTCAACGGCGGGGTGGTGCGTCTTCCGCAACGCCCCGTCGTGTCCGTCGAATCTGTGACGGATGATGAGGGTTACCCGGTCGGGTACACCCTGTTCGGTTCTGTGCTGACGACCGAGTTGCGGTCGCATCAGTTCGTGCGTGTCGCGTATACGCATGGTGGCGGCGTCCCTGATGTGGTGCGCCTGTGCATCGCTGACATTGCACGCAAGGTTTTGGAGATCCCCGCTGAGGCTCGCGGTGGTCTTTCCCAGTTTTCCCACACGGATGGGCCCTTTTCTGATTCGGGCACGTATGCGTCGTGGGCGGTTGGTGGGCAGACGATGTTGGCCCCTGATGATGCTGCTTTGGCCGACACTTTCCGGGGCCGTTACAGTTCGGTGATTGTGCAGCGATCGTGACTGCCATCGATGTCCTCCGGGCAACGACTGTGAATGATGAATACGGCGACCCCCAGCCTGGCGCGTGGGCAGTGTGGTCGTCCTTCTCCGGCAAGGTGTCATGGGGCAACCCAGACGAACCGCTCGAGGCTGGCAAGAACACGGTCATCACGAACCGGACGGTGTTCATTCGCAGCTCTGCACCGTCTGGTATCCAGCCCTCAGACAGGGTGGTTATCGACGGTGTGACCTACGACATCGATGGTGCTGTTGCTGAGTGGGGCGATCCGCACGTTGGCACCCAATTCGCGTTGAAGGCGGCTTCCTGATGCTTGTCAAAGCGAAGTTCCCGATGAACGCTACAAACCGGAAGGCGATTCGAGAGCAACTGCTACTCGACTCCACCGGCTCCGGTGTGGAGAAGGCACTGTTTGATGCTGCTGAAGCTGCGAAAGGGCCAGGGCAAAAGGTTTACGCGTCTCGATCGTATGGGGCGTCTGGTCGCTTGTCCGTGTGGATCGTTGACGCGGATGGTGATGGCACTCGTAAGGAACGTGTTACGGCTTTGCGTGATGCTCTAGGGCGGGTGAATCTCAATTGACTGAGTTCGCTTCCCGCTGGCCTGATGTCCGTTTGTGGGCGGTCAACCGGGTGAAGGCCCGTATTGCTGATTCGAATGCGTCTGCTGAACGGCAGGAGTCGCTTGCGCGGCAGGTGGTTGTTTCGGTTAGCCCTCAGCAGCTTGAGACGGCGTTGTCTCGTATCTACTTTGTGTCCGTTGAGGCATGGGATGCGGCGAGCAAGGCCGCCGCTTTGAAGCTCTCTTCCGATGCTGCTTACGAGCTCGAGTCTGCTCCGCGTGATGCTGCCCCCGTCGTCCGTGCCTCTTTGAATACCGGGCCCAACGAGTTCCGCGACACCGCGACCGGGAAGTACAGCTACGAGACGGTTGTGCTCGTTGTTGTTGCCCGCCTGCCGTAACCCTCAAATCTCCGCTAGTTGCCGAGCGGTTCGTCACAACACACACGAAACGAAAGGTAGCTAGAAATGGCCGCTGCACTCATTGATAACGGACGGGTCAACGACCCGTCCAAAGTGCGCCTGGTGCAGGATGGTCGAATCCTGCTTGGCGCTTACGGAATCTCCGCCCCGACCGGCCCCGCATGGGACCCCACATCGGATCTTGCCGGAAGCATCCGGTTCGACCTGGGCTATTACGGGGAGGACGGTTTCAGCCTCACCCCCGAGCCCGGCGACAACAAGCAGTTCACGGCGCATAACGAAGATGTCGTCATTGATCAGGACGGTCCCGGTACGTGGGCTGTCGCGTTCTCTGGTATCCAGCGGAGCCGTGCCCTGGTCGAGTCCTACTTCGACACGACCGTGGACACTGCTACCGGGAAGCTGCTGCTCACCAAAGCATCGGTGGCGACCTACCGTGACCTGATCACGGTCGGTATTTCCGGCTCCGATGTGATCCTCACCCACTACCCGCGGGTGAAGGTCACCGACCGTGAAGCGCTCACCTATGGGGCGACGGAAATCAACGCTTTCGGGCTGACGTTCCGTGCGTTCAAGGACCCGATCACCGGGTATATCGCCGCACAGTGGGACACCACGCTGATCGCAAGCACGCCCGCTGTCCCCACGATCTCCGCGACCGCTCCGGCTTCGACGCAGGCTGCGGCTGGCAACGTCGTCATCACCGGTACTGGGTTCACTGGGGCAACTGCGGTGAAGTTCGGCACCGACAACGCGGCGTCGTTCACCATCAACTCGCCCACCCAGATCACGGCTGTTGTTCCGGGTCGTGCTGCCGGTTCGGGAAACATCACCGTCGTCACCCCTGGTGGCACGTCGACTCCGAAGACCTTCGCCACCACCTAAGGCGAATTAGACCCCGTGGGGGCAGCAGGCGGCAACCGTGCTGCCCTCACGGACCCAACTCCTCCGGTTGCCAACTGAAAGGTTGCCATGTTTGAGATTGAAGACAGTTCCGAAACCGTTCCGATGATTCCGTTCGGGTTCACCAAGAACGGTGTGCAGAAGACCCTGTTTGAGCTGCCCGTGTTGGGGGCGAAGGGCGTCCCGATGGGCATCATGTCGTCGTTCGGGATCTTCTACGACAAGTTCTCCTCCGGTCGGGCGTTGACCGATTCAGAACTGGCCGCGTCGTGGTCGTTCTTCATCCAGACCCTCGCAGACACCTACCCCGATGCGACCAGGCAGCTTGCCCGGTTGGACGAAGCACAGCTCAAGGCTGCGCTCGAGCATTGGGTGTCGGAGTCGGGTGAGTTCGACCCAAAAGCTTTGTCCTAGTCGGAATTCAGGAGTGGCATTTGAGTGCACTCCGGTTCGACTTCCGGGCCCGACTTGGCCTGGACTACAACCTGTTCACGACCGGTCGGATGTCGTGGAATGAGGCGTGGGGGCATGTGCGCGAGTTGCTTCGTGAACCGTCTAGTCATCTTGTTGCTGCGGTGGAGGGTCACCGGTATGTGCCGGCTGATGCTGAGCGTGCTGCGTGGTCTGTTTTCGAAATGTGGCTTGCGAGTCAGTCGAAGAAGGGTGCGAGGAAACTCGACCGGCCGTGGCACGGGAAGAAGCCCACATATGAGGTTGCGACATCTGCTCAACCGATCGATTCCGAGAGCGCTGCCCGTCGCGAGCAGTTAGCCCAATTGTTCTAGTCCCTGTTGCCGCGGGGGTGGTCTTCGAAGGAGATCCCCGTGTCACAGGCTCAGCTTTGGGTGGAAATTCTTCCCACCACGAAGGGTATCCAGAAGCAGATTGAGAACGATCTGGGTGGTGCTTTCACCGCCACGGAGGGTCGGGCTAAGACCTTCTGGGGGAAGGTCGCTGGGTTTGCTGGTGTCGCCACTACTGCGATCGCTGCAACCGGCGCGGCGATCCTCGGCATCTCTCTCAAGGGTGGTCTTGAGCGTGCCCTGAACATTGAGGATGCGACGGCGAAGCTCAAGGGTTTGGGCAACTCGACCGAAACTGTCACCACGATCATGCAGAACGCTTTGGCCTCGGTCAAGGGGACGGCATTCGGTCTGGACACCGCGGCAACTGTTGCCGCCTCTGCCGTGGCTGCGGGCATCAAGCCGGGGCAGCAGTTGGAGAAATATCTGCGCCTGACTGCGGACGCTGCGACGATCGCTGGCGGTTCGCTTGAGGACCTCGGAAACGTGATGAACAACGTCACGACGGTTGGCGCTGCCTACAACGACTCGTTGCAGATCCTGGCCCAAAAGGGCATACCGATCTACCAGTACCTCTCGGAAGAGTTGGGCATCACGACGGATGCTGTCAAGAATTTAGCGTCTGAGGGTGGAATCTCTGCGGAGCAGTTCCGTGCGGCGATTGAGAAGAACATCGGTGGCGCAGCATTGTCTGCAGGCGACACCACGCGCGGTGCTTTCGCGAACATGCTGGCGTCCCTCAGCCGAACGGGTGCAAACCTGCTCGGCGGGGTGTTCCCTCTGTTCAAGGAGACGTTTCAGGGCATCACCGCGGCGATGGCTCCGGTCGAGACTGCGGCGAAGAACGTTGGTATCGCATTCGGTGAGTTTGTTGTGCCGATCGCGGGGAAGCTAAGCGCGGCGTTCAAGTCGATCGACCTCAGTGCGATTCGTGATGGCCTGTCTGGTCTGGCTCCGATCATCGGCCCGCTGGTCGGTGGGCTCATTGCCCTCTCCTCGAGCTTCCTGGGAACGCTGCCGGTAATCGGGAAGCTGATCCCGGTCATCTCCGGTCCGCTCGGAATCGTTCTCGGTCTGGTGGCGGCTCTCGTCGCAACATCACCCGAGTTGCGTGCTGCTCTGGGCGATGCGTTCAGTCAGATCGCTGCTGCAATCGGTTCCGCTCTGGCAACTCTCGCGCCGCTGTTCGCTCAACTGGTGCCCGTGATCGGTCTGATCGCTGGTGCGCTGGCCGGTGCGCTGGCTGGTGCGCTCACTGCTCTGATGCCGTTCATCATCAGCTTCATCGGGGTGCTCGTCAGCTTGGTGCAGCAGTTGCTTCCCGTGATTCTGCCGCTCATTCAGGACTTGGCGGGAACGTTCGCGGTGCTGATGGGTGCGCTCATGCCCCTGGTCGGCAGTGTGCTTGACGCTCTCCTGCCGGCGCTGATGCTGCTGGTCCCGGTGATTGTCGGCATCGTTCAGGCCATCGCACCGCTGGTGTCGCAACTGATCAACGCCCTGCTGCCCGTGTTCACGGCGCTCATCCCGCCGATCATGGGAATCGTCAGCGCGATCCTGCCGCTCGTGTCGGTGCTCATTTCCGCACTGATGCCGATCTTCAACGCCCTGCTGCCGGTCATCACCATGATCATCAACACCGCGCTGATGCCGCTGCTCGACATCTTCAGCAGCCTCCTCACACCGATTCTCAGCCTCATCACACCGCTGCTGGGGCTCCTAACAGGTATCCTCGAGCCGCTGATCCCGATCATCGTGCAACTGCTCAACTACGCCCTGGTGCCGTTGACGACAGCATTCCAGATGATCCTGCCGCCAGTCATGGAGGTAGTGAAAGGACTGGCGGGCAGTCTCATCCCGATCATCACCGCCGTCATGGACATCCTCGGCGGGCTGATCACCTTCCTGACCGGTGTGTTCACCGGCAACTGGAAGATGGCGTGGGACGGCATCAAGTCCGTGTTCAAGGGCATCTGGGACGCCATCATCGGCATCCTGAAGGGTGCTGTGAACCTCGCGATCGACATGATCAACGGCATCATCTCGGGCATCAACGATGTCGCGGGCGCGGTGAAAGATGCGACCGGTGGTGCGATCAATATCCGCATCGGAAAGATTCCACGGCTCGCTAATGGTGCTGTCGTGAAGTCCGGTTCCGGGGGCGCTATCGCTCAAATCGGTGAGGGCCGGTACGACGAAGCGGTGATGCCGCTTGGCGGGCCGCAGCTCGAGAAGATCCGTGCCGCACTGCAGGGTGGCAACGCCCCGCAGCCGACCGGTGGTGTGCGTGATGTCATCTTCCAGAACCCGGACCCGTACGTGCTTCTCGACATGTTCAACCAGAAATTCGGATCGGGATTGAGGGTCGCACGATGACGGACAAAGTTCACGTCGGCCCTCTCACGTTTGACGGCGAGGGCAACACGGATTGGATCTACTCGAAGCTGAAGGGGTGGGCGAGTGGCCCTCCGATGCGTGGGCAGACGGACGAACGCCCGGTAGCGGATGGTGCGAACGGGTCGGCGAAGAACTTTCGTTCGGCCCGGACGCTCACCCTCGAGGGGGCGTTGCGGGCGGACACCTTCGAGGAAGCCGAAAGCGACTTCTGGGATGCGTTCGCATCAATCCAAGCCGATGGTGTTCCGTTCCCGCTGTCGGTTGAGAACAACAACGGCACACGCACCTGCATCGTTTCCCTTGATGGTGTTCCTGACATTGAGGAGACGGGCGAGAGTCCGAACGTTGCAAGTATCAGTGCCACGTTCATCGCTTACGACCCGATCAAGTACGGCCCGTCGCGCACTGTTTCGACGGGTCTGCCGACCGCGGGTGGTGGGCTCGAGTACCCGCTGCACTCGCCCTCCGGCGCTCTCTACTACGGGGCGAACGGCAACCTGGGCCGGATGACGTTGGTAAACAACGGAACCGCGGATGTGTGGCCCAGTTTCAAAATCACGGGCGGGCTCACTTCCGGATTCTTCATCCAACGACTCGATACCGGTGACGTCATCCGATACGACCGGGTGGTGCCGCTGGGGACCGTGGTGGGTCTCGACTCGCAGACCGAGACGGTCACGGTGGACGGTATTCCAGGTGGGTCCACCTACCTGACCCGCTTCGAGTGGTTCTCCGTCCCCCGCAAGTCCTCCATTGAGGTGCAACTAAACGCGATCGGTGGTTCGAGTGGCTCCCCGCTGCTCGAAGGAACGGTCGCAGACGGGTTCTGGTAAATGCCTAGGTTCTTCATCGGCGACCTCCTCACGGGGCGACGAATCCAGAATTTGAATGTCC